CGACGGCAGCGGCACGCTTGTCGTAGGCACGACGGCGCTGATTCTTGCCCGCCGCTTTCTTTATGCCTTTTCCTGTTCCGCTTCTGCCGCGGCCTGAACCTCTGCCGCGAACTGCTCCGGCGACAGTCCCAACACCGCCGCCGCCCGTTCGTCCATCAGCGATTCGATCATATCGTTTATGCTATCAAACCCGCTTGCCTTTGCCGCTCTCTGATATACGGACTTCTTACCTTTCTTTACATACGGGTAAATCCTGTCATAGTTTTTGCTGTTGTATTTCCGCTTCGCGTCTGTCGCGGCTTTCCCGCGTGGGTTTCCATATTTGCTTGCCATTGTCACCACTCCTTTACTTGTCCATTTTATCACGCTGTTTATACTAACGCAAGTATAAAAACGTACAATCTATCGTTAGTATATTTGTGCATCATTCCAACTTGTATTTATACTAACGTTAGTATATAATCATAATCAGAAAGGGAAACCAAAGCCGCCCGGTTGTCGGGGCGTAGAGTTCGACAACAGCCAACCTTACGGGCTGACACGAAAAGGGAACCGACACGGCGTACAACAACACTTCGACTTCTGGTTTTTATATATGGGGGTAATCAATATGAAAAAGTTCGAGATCGGCAAGGAATATTTTGACCGTAGCGCCTGCAATCACGATTGCATTTTCACCATCAAGATTATCAAGCGCACCGAAAAGACGGTGACGTTCGAGCGTAACGGCAAGACCCGCCGCGCAAAGCTGTTCTTCGATGAACGCGGCGAATATATCATTCCCGAACGTTATTCTATGGCCCCGGTCTTCCGTGCTGAAAACGAGGTTCAGCCGGAAGAGGAACCCAGCGCCGAGGAAACCGCCGCCGAAACGTCCTGCGGCGTTGAAATCGCCCAGCCCGCCGACGTGAATACCGTTGTTGTTATGGTGGGCCAGCGCGTCGAACGTGTCTGCGGCGCTTGCTATCCTCCGCAGGGCGGAACCGTCATCGGCTTTGTTAGCCTGCCTGATACCCGTTTCTTTCACGGCGGCGTTTTCGCTATGGTCCTGTATGACGGCGCAAAGGCTCCTGAACGTGTCCGCCTGTCCGACATTCACCGCCGCGGGTGGCGCTCTCCCGGCGGTTCTCCGTTGGGTGTGTTCGTCGCCTGACGCTTTACCGGTGCGGCGGTTTCCGCCGCTCCGTTTTTTCGCGCCGCTGTATCTACCGCAACGGCGCAAATTTTTTCTGCTTTTTCGCATTTTCTCTATTGACTTTATACTAACGTTAGTATATAATAAGAGCATAAAGAAAGGGGGTGACAAGGTGAAGAAGAAAAAGAAAAAGCCCACGAAATCGCGGGTCGATGTTCGGACCATCGTGATAACCGCAATCGTGGACTTTCTGGTAGGGCTTGCGTTACTGATAATTGATAAGCTGACGTAAGCCGAAACCCCGTATTCTATGGGCGGGTTCACCGCCCACCCATAGAATACACTTTTTCTTCTGAACTGTCAATCATGCTTGTGAAAATCGGAATTTTTTTGATTGCCGTTGCTGTTGTAAAAATCATTGTTTCTGCTATAATCCACTTTAGGCAGAGAAAGGACAAGTGAGTATGGAACACACGATCAAACTTCACACCCGCGAAAACGGGCGCTTCGTTGTAAAGACAGTTGCGACAGATAAATACTTCACCGTCTGCCCGTATCAGGTCGGGGACGACGATTTGGAGGAAGTCGAGGTTCTTTCCGTTTCTGATTTATACCTCATGTGGCAGGAACTCAAAGCGGGTGACAAGTCCTGCGGTGAAAACTGTTGGAAATATCATTTCTACCGCCACGAAATCAAGCCCGAACACGACGAACGCACAGGAAAGCCCATCTTCATTGACTATGTTACCCCCGGCAAGGTATACCGCCGCGGGAACAAGGTGTTTTTTAAGGCTGTAACGTAGGATTGAACGCGTATGATGGTAAAAACCTATCTGAACAATCACCCTGAAATCAAAGAAGTTTGGTTGCAGGCGAAAGACAAAACGGGCGGGCCGGATTCCTTTTGCAAATGCAATGTCAATAATTTTGACGATATGAACCATTTCGGCAACTGGAAGATTAAAGGCATAGAAGAGCCGCCGGAACCCGGCGAATTAGTAACGCTGTTCGTTTGATAATCTTGTAAACAAAAAAGCCCGCCGGGGAATGACCCCCGACGGGCTTTCGTTTTTGTCCGAATCGGACGTGTTTAGTTTTCTGCGGGTTCGGTCTGGACGGCCTGTTCTTCGATGCCGACAAGCAGGCTTTCCACGGATGGGGTGTCGATGTAGCCTTTCAAATTCTCATTCGCGCCCCATGCTTTCTTCGCTTCCTCCAAAGCGGCTTCGATCATTTTTTCAATATCGCTGGACGTGAAAAGCAGTTTCAGCACCGCCGGGATTCGCTGATAAATCCAGTCCGCGACGGCGGCATATTTTAGGGAACCCGTACCGCTTCCGAACTGCTTTTCGGCCTGCGTTACAAGGTTGAAAAGGATTTGCTTCAAAATCTTTGTTTCGCCGCGCTTGATAAGCACGACAACCACCGCGAGGAAAGCGACGACGACAAGCACGCTGTCCCAATTCTTCGCAAGGAATGTAAGAACGTTCATTTCTGTTTCTCCTTTCTATCTGTCAGCCAATGACGGTACAGCCGGATTCAGGGACCCAGCCCAAACCGTCGATGTGTACGCCGCACTTGCGGGCCGGATAGTAATACTTCACCGTGTACGTTCCGTTCACGGTCTTACCCTGTCCGCCGCCGTTGCTGTCGCGGTACAGCGGGCCGGAATACTTCACCTTTGCGCCGACGCGCATTTTCGGCGCGGTCGTGCCGTTCCCGACGGCCTGCACGTCCGCCGCATTGACCCACCCGTAAACGGTGGAACCGCCGCCGGGCTGTTTGATAAGGTGGTAGGGGTGCTTTGCGCCCTTTGCAATCGCTGTCACCTTTGCCGTTCCCGGATTGCAGGCCGCGCCGCTTGCCGCCGCCGCGTTGGTGTAATGGGTGTTGCCCGTGAAGCGCACCACGTCGCCCACAGCGAACGCAAGCGCCGCCGGGGTGGTAGTTGTGCCGCTGGGCTTTGTCGTGCTTCCTGCGCCGTCCTGTGCGCCGCCTGCGGTGTCGTAGGTGATATACGGCAACTTCCCGTGCTTCGTCCACTTGCGCCCGTTCATGCCGGAAATAGCGCCAATGTTCAGGCACGCCGTCACCTGCACGCAGTTCTTGAAAGCGGGCGAACATTCGATGACCTTTCCGCCGCCGATGTATACGCCGATATGACCGGGCAACCAGACAGCTTCACCCGGAACAATGCCGCTGAAATCAGCGGACACGCCGGAACACTTCGTAATCATGGTGTCGGCCCCAAGATCGGGAATGCCGTTGGAAGCATAGGCCGCGCCGCCGTATGGCTTCGCGGCGTTTCCGCTCCAACCCCAAAGAACGCCTTTGATAAGGCATACGCAGTCGAACCCGTAGACGGGCGGGTTCTTATCCGCCGCCGCCCGAATCATCGCCGTTCGCGCGGCCTGCTTGTTGTACCTGTGATTTGTGCAATAGCGGGACACGTTCGCGCCCGTCAGGGGTGCGCCGAAACAGCCCATGACGTACAGCGTTTTATAGTTGTCCACAATGTTTTGCAATTTGTTGATAAATTCAGACGCTTTCATTTTGCCCGCTCCTTTCGCGTCTGCGGGGCTTGTGGTCCCCGCCGTGGTATTTGAACCGCCGGGCTTTGCGGCGCTTCCTGCGCCGTCGTAGGCGGTCAGGGCGTATGCTTCGATGATTTGAACCAGTTTGTCGGCATACTTCGGGTCGGTCGCATAGCCCGCCGCGGCGATTGCCCGGCACGCGGCTTTATAGTCCCGCTCCCCGATGACCGCTTTATAGCGGGCATTGCACGAAAGCAAGTCGGAATGATCGGCGACGCTTTCCGCCCAACTTCCATAGGCCCGGAAAAGGCCCGTCACGGTCGTAAAGGTCACGCCGTCGTAGCACTCTTGCGTTTTGCCGCTGTAAACGGCCCCGGTCCAGCTTGTCCCGGCTTTGATGCCGAACAGGGCGTTTCCCTTGACCGTCAAGCCGGATTTGCCCCAACCGCTTTCAAGGATTGCTTGCGCTATCGTCATGGACGCGAGGACCCCGCTTTTCTGCATATCCGCCGCGGCAAGTGCGCCCACCCGCTCGATGAATTTCTTTTGTTCCTGTGTCATGTGTAAAACCTCCGTTACGGCTGAACGTTGTTCAGGTCAACGGGCATTCCCTCCGTTTCCTCCGGGTTTGCCTTTTTGATTTTCACAACGTTTTCCGCCTTTGCTTTCCACGAATAAAAGCCGATGACCGTTGCCGTCGGTGTCCCAACGTAGGCAAGGAAAACGCCAAGCTGTGAAACGTCGAGGACAACAGCCCATACGCCCACGCCGAACCCGGCGAAATAGGTACAGAGGACCGCCCAAAGAACCAGCTTTGAACACTCTATCTTCCGGCGGCTCTGCTTGCCCTCTCTTCGTCGGCGGGGCCGTCGTCCGCTCAACAGCAGGACGGCGGCGAACCCGCCAACCAACCCGGCGGCAACGCTGAAAAGATAAATCATGCCGCGCCACCTTTCTCATAGAAAATCGCGCTTTACCAACCGTTCGTCATACACCCGCTTGATGTTTGCAACCGCGTGTGTGGCGCGGTTGTTTTCATATTCTGGGTGTGTGTCGCAGTATTTTTCGTAAAGGTCGATTTCGTGCAAAATCTCGATGAAGTCTTCCTGCGTGTGCGGAATGTCCCGCAACAGTTCATTGTTGAATCGCAGGATTTTTGAACGGTGAAAATCAGCGTTCCGCGCGTCGTCCGTTTTGATATGGTCGTCAAGGGTTTTACGGGTTTCGTCCAGCTTCCGCAGAACGTCGCCGTTGATTGCCCGCCCAATGGCACGCGCAAGCCACGTCCACGGGTTCAACTTCACGGGGGCGATTTGAACCAGCGTCAGAACCACAAAGGCAATTCCTCCGCCGCTTGCTATCTCTCTGATTGTCATTCTGTCACCTCCCGCAAATGAAGTCCCCGTAAACGCTTTTCAGCGAATACGGGGCGATTGTGGGCGGCGCTTCCTGCGAGTGATAAACCGCGCAGTCATACGCCCAAACCAAATAGCGCGTTGTGTCCTCCGCCCAAATAGCAAGCGGCATAATGAAAAACCACAGCAGACCGAACACCGGGCAGATTTGACCCAGCACGTTTCCCGGCTGATTGCTGTAATCCCAAACGTCCAGCCCTAACCACAGGTTCAGGACACACCCGGAAATAAACTCTACCGCAAGCACGATAACGGCCCCGATGACCGATTGCACGATGACCGGGGCGCGGTAAAAGCGCGGGGCCTGATTGATAGCACCAACCAGAACCCCGCACAGCCCGCCTACAACGAACATAGACGGGTGTGAGTACCCACGGAAAAGCGTTTCAAAGACGACGTAAGCCGCACCCAGCGCGGCCCAAATCGTCAAGATACGTTTCACGCGTCGCCACCCGCTTTCTCAATCAGCGCCGCCATGCTTGCCGCAAGGTCGGCGGGCAGGTCCGTGCCGTACACGATAGCCGGGATTTCATCAAGCCCGGCCCGTTTAATCCACGCGTTCAGGTGGTTGCAGTAAGTGCGGTGATAGAAGACGTGGGCGGTCGCGGCCTGTGTAAGCGCGGTGAATTCCTCCGCGGTATACATACGGCAAAGTTCACCGTCGGCGTGGTACGGCACTTCCTCCGCACCCTCCTTGACCGTCTGGAACTGCGCCATAAGTTCGGTTTGGTCGTGTTCGGTCAGGCTGTAATGTGCGCCGCCCACGTCGATTCCGGCGTAGATAGCCGCGGAACACGCAAGGCCGATTTCGGCTTTCTTTGCCGTGCGGACCTGCTCAACGTCGTTCCAGTCCTGCGGCGGGGTCACGCCCAGCCGCTCCAACTTCATATCACGAATGCTGTCTTCTCTATGCTGAATGCTCATTCAAAGTTACCTCCCGCAGACGTAATGAAGCAATCGCCCGTTGCCGTTCCGCGCTTTACCTTGATGCGGAAATTGTAGCCCCAAGCGCTTGCCGTTTTGGTGGTGTTGGAAAGGAAGAACTTACTTCCGCTTACGACGTTCTGCGTCACGTCCTCCCATGTCGGGGAAGCGTCGTTGCCGTTGTTGCAAACTTCCACGGTGAATTTTGCACCTGCTGGAATTTGACGCACGACAGACATGATGCCCTTTGTCACCATATCATCGGCAGTAAGCGGGGTAGCAAGCGTAAGTTCGATTTCCGTTTCATTTTTCGTGAACGTATACGTCCGGGTCGCGCTTCCGCCGTAGTTGTCCGCCGCAACGATTTTCAGCGTATGGGACCCGTTCAACAGCTTCACCCACTCTGCGGCGGTGATGTTGAACGAATAGGTCTGTCCGCTTGTCGCGGTGTAGGAACGCTTCTGCGTGCCGTCGATGTACTCCGTCACGGTCAAGGTCTGCCCGCTGTCTTCGTCCGTTGCGCTGTAACTCTGCGCGAACGCGGCGGTCTTCGTTCCCAAGTTGGAATCCGTGCCGCTGATAACGGGCGCATGGTTGTTTACCACCGTCCGCGTCGCGCTGGTGTTGTAGGCGCTTTCCGCGCCCGCGCTGTCATACGCCTTGACGCGGTACGCAACAGAGGTCCAGCCGAACGTGATTGCGTCGGTGTAACTGCGGTTGATGCCCTTGTATACCTGCGCCCATGCGCCGCCGTTGACCTGCCGTTCGAGGATATATCCGGAAAGATTGCCGTCTTCGTCCGTGGAAGCCCCCCAACTGATAGACAGGCTTTCGCCGCCGCGAACGCTGGACGGAACCGTGATGGAAGAGGGCTTCGAGGGGGCGCGGTTCCAAATGATCGTGTATGCTCCGTCGGAATCCGGGCTATCAGATACCAAGATTCCAGAGGACAAATTACAAAGCGGGCGAACGCCGAGGGTGCCGTTGCAAGCGCTGCCCCAGCCCACCGCGCCAGAGGAAACGACGCCGCGGACGCTGTAAGAGTAGGACGCGTAAGCGTCGGCAAGCCACCACCACCACGGCGAACTTGCGTTCAAACTGCTGTTCGTGTACTCGCTCTTGCTCACGGCTTCCGCCGTGGGGTAGGCAAGACGGGAACTGTCGTTGCTGAACAAGGCCAGCTTGCTTCCTGCGGTCACGTCGCCGGACAAGCCGACTTCCGTACAGGTCGCAAGGAAAATTTTGTCGGTGCAACTCTCCGTACCTCCGCCGTCTACGGTCGCCTTGCCTACGGTGTGGGTCGTAGTCAGCAGGGCCGCAATGAAGTTCGCGGAGAAACCCGCAAGAAAGCCCGCTTCCGCGTCGTATTCGTTGTAGTTGCTCCATACGTTCGCATTCGTCGGGGCCGCGTCTGCGCCGTGCTGGGCGCTGTACCACTTCCCGGCGGCGGCCTGACTGTTCAGCCATTGCCGCAGGTTAGAAAGGGTCCAACGGTTATTGCCGTAACTGCGGCGGTCGCCGTCGCTGTTGCCGGATTCGATAGCGTCAAAGCATTTCATGGAAATAATGCGCTCCGTAATCAGGGTCACAGCGCCGGACGGGTAGCCCGTGTGTCCCTTGTCGGCGATTTTCCAAATGATCGGCTTACCGTTGTAAAGCGTGCCTGTATCTTTGACAAGCGCACCGACGGCAAGCGCATTCAAACTTTGGGCCATTGTTTTTCACTCTCCTTGAATAGATTTTGAAACAGACTGTCGGTTTTCTGTATCAGGTGATAGCAGTTTCCCTTTACGGCGTGGCTCCGCCAACTTCCGTATGACTGTTCAATGTCTGAAAGGCTGATTTTCTCCCGGTCCAGTAGACCGCGCTGTTTCTTCAATTTGCGTTGTGCGTTACATTTGCTTGACCGCCGGACTTTGCGAATGATTTTGCCCGATTCGGTCAAGTAGGTGTGGAAGCCCAAGAAATCAATACCGTTCCGCAACGGGAAAATATTTGTTTTCTTGTTCATCCGCAGGCCCAGCCGGGCAACGTATTGTTCGATCTCGCCCCGGCAGTATTGCAAATATGCCTTGTCCTCATGTATCAAATAGAAATCGTCCATGTACCGCCCATAATAGCGAATACCCAGCTTTTCTTTTATGAAATGGTCCATGCCCGAAAGATACATGACGGCGAACCATTGTGAAGTCTGGTTGCCGATAGGAATTCCCGGATTTTCCGTGCTGTCAACGATAAGGTCAACTAACCACAGAATATCCGGGTCTTTGATGTACTTCCGCGTCATCTGCTTTAACGGTTCATGCTGGATTGAATAGAAATACTTCGATATGTCGCATTTCAAAACCCAGCCGTCCGAATAGTGCCGCACTTCCTCCGGGCCGGGCGGCGGCAATCCCGCGGCCCGCCGCTCCCGCTCGGCGTTCGCCTTGCGTGTGAAGTAGTAGGACCGCATGAATTCTTCAAGGCGGTATAACCCGTCATGTGTTCCGCGCCCGCTCTGCGATGCGTAGTTGTCCCGGATAAAGGCTTTTGAAAACGCGGGTTCAAGTATGTTGTCGCATAGGGAATGTTGAACCACCTTGTCTTTGAATGCGTTCGTCATAACGATTCGTTCTTTCGGTTCATAGACCTTGAAAACGAAATAATCTGACGGTCGGTATGTTTTGGTTTTCAGCATTTCCGAAAGTAGGCATAGGGCTTCAAGAAGATTTGCTTCAAATTTTGCAACGCTGGGTTTGTGTCGCTTGCCCCTGCGTGCTTTCAGGAACCCCGCGTATAGGTTCCCAAAATCATATACCTGCTCGAATTCTGCGCCTTGCATATAAAAAACTCCTTGCCGTGTATAGAATCGGCCTTGCGCGTCTGCGGCTCCCGCCGCACGACGCTCAACGACGGCCTGACGATACGCTACGCCGCCGACGGGTGGGAGATCGCCTCGATCACCAGCTACCAGTACAGCGACGACCGCATGACGCTCGACCAGGATTTCCTGCCCGAATCCTATTTCACGCTCACGCAGGCCAAACAGGATCACGGGCTGACCGAGGACATCGTCGTCCGTTCGCGCGGCGAGGGACGCTACGGCTGGCTGGTGGGCGCCTTCGGCTTCTACCGCCACCGCTCGATGCAGGCGCCCGTACTCTTCAAGGAGGACGGCTTGGAGCGTCTGATCGCCGACAAGGCCGAGCAGTACACCGGCCTCCGGCCGCATTTCGCCTCCGACCGCATGGCGCTCGACAGCGATTTCCGCAACCCCACGTGGGGGGCGGCGCTTTATCACGAGTCGCAGTTGCGGCTGGGACGCTTCGACCTCTCGGCGGGGTTGCGCATCGACTACGAGCGCACACGTTTGCGCTATCTCAGTTCGACCGACATCGACTGCACGTTCGGCGACGGACGCATCACGCCCTTCACCGAACGGGGCACGCTGCACAAGTCGTTCGTGCAGCTGCTTCCCAAAGCGGCGGCCGTCTACCGCATCAACGACGGCAATTCGCTCTACGCATCGGTCGCCAAGGGTTACAAGGCGGGCGGATTCAACACCCAGATGTTCTCCGAAGTGTTGCAGAACAGCGTCATGGAACGCATGGGCGTCTACTGGGACCGTCACTACGACATCGACCGCGTGGTAGCCTACAAACCCGAAAAGAGCTGGAACTTCGAGGTCGGCAGCCACTTCGCGTTCGCAGACGGCCGCATCCGCGGCGAGGCGACGCTCTTCTACATCCTCTGCCGCGACCAGCAGCTCACCGTCTTTCCCGAAGGGCAGACCACCGGACGCATGATGACCAACGCCGGCCGCACCCGCAGCCGCGGCGGAGAGCTCTCGGTGCAGGCGCTCGTCGCACGCCGGCTCGACCTGCGGCTGAGCTACGGCTTCACCCACGCCACCTTCGCCGAATTCCGCAGCGGAAACGCCGACTACGCAGGCAAGCGGATTCCCTACGCACCGCGCCATACGGCTGCTGCTGTGGCGGAGTACACGGTTTCCGTCGGCCGCAGCTGGCTCGACGGAATCGTCCTGAGCGTCGACGGCCGGGGCGTCGGGCCGATCGAATGGAACGAAGCCAACTCGCTGCGGCAGAAATTCTATGCGCTGGCAGGCTGCGCGATCCGGTTCGAACAACGGCACGGCTCGCTGAGCCTCTGGTGCCGCAACCTCACGCAGACACGCTACGACGTCTTCTATTTCGAGTCGATCGGCAACGCCTTCCTGCAACGCGGCCGGCCGCGCGAATGGGGCGTCACACTGACAATCAATTTACAACATAACGAACGATGAAAAAATTTCTCCTTCTGGCCCTCGCGGCCTTCGCACTGGCCGCCTGCAACGACGACGACACCCCCGACGAGTTCGTACAGGGCGACAACACGATCGCCGTCTTCGAAAACGACCGGCTCGTTTTCTACGACTACGACGTCTTCTGGGAATACTCCGAGCCCTACACCGACCCCTATGGCGTGACGTGCATCGACCTCTACATGAACAAGACGCGCTTCGTCCAGAACATGCCGGCGCTCGACATGGAGGTGCCGGGAATCCCCATTCACCCGACTCCCGCCGGATTCGAATTCGACTTGCGACAGGCGGTTCCCTATTATCGCGGAGAACCGATGCCGCGCTACACGCTCTACGACCTCGAAGGCGAGCTGAACGGCACGCTTCTCGAAGTGGAGTTCTCCTGCATCGGCTACGACGTCGAATATCTGGGACGGTTCTGAACACACGCCGCTCGCCGTCAAAGAGCGCCGCGACACTCCGGGCCGGAAAGGAAAATCGGAGCGCGGCGCATTTTTTTGTCCGGTGCCAGACGAAACGCCGCCGCACGAACCATTTCGTTAAGCCGAGTGCAATCGAGTTTACTCGAATTGCCGAGGCGAGAAATGG